AATCCGTTCCATAGTCAAATAAGGCGGACAAAAACCGCGCTTTACAGAGCGATCTGTACGCGCAGTATGCCCGAGATGTACAGGCCCCCAATCTGAACATAACACCTGAAATCCTGTTTAACAATCCACCGTTGGATAATATGGCGCTGCTTGACCATAGGGCGAAGGGTTATCCAAAGGCAAATAGGCCCGCAGGCGCTCCGCCAATGTCGTCAACTATGATTGCCCAACATTTTGAAATACTTACCTTCAGGACTGATCGTAACCGAGCGCTACAGGTTGCTACCCAATGTTATACGGGTGATGATAACGGTCGGGTTTTTTTGCGTACACGGCATCGGGACAATAACGATTTTAGTTATACTGGATGGCAGGCGTGGAAAGAGGTCGCAACCTGCGTTTGCGCAGACATGGAATGGAAAGAACTACCTATGACAGATAGGTTTATCTATTGGAATGATGATAAAAGTTTAAGGTTGCAGTACCGGAAGGGATATGATGCTATTTACGTTGCAGGAGTTATTAAGCCTGCGGAGGGAGTAACTTTAGCATATGATGAATTGATTGCAACGCTTCCTGCGGGCTATCGTCCTTCGAGGTTATGGTATCAGCTATGTGCATTAAGTGGCGGAGGCTATTTTTGTAGGATTCGAGTAGATAAAGGTGGGGGTATAGTAATTTCTGGATATGATCCAGATGGAGCAGGCGCGATAAAGAATAGTATTGAAATCTATTTGACAATCCCACTTTAAATTGGAATTGTTAAGTTGACCCACATTCCGACCTTAGCAGATGCCTGGGCACTGGCATTGAGAGAGTTGATGTATATGCGGCCATCCAGATCTATCCTGTACGGCCAAAAAGTTTTATTATTGTCCACACATACTCCTGTCCAATAATGCTGCTTAGGTCTATATCCCTCTGGAAGGTATGCGAATATCTGGTTCTCATCGCTCAAAGCATCTTCTAGTTTGATAATTCCTGTAACATAGGTGATTTTTCCATCTGCGCCCTTCCGGTATCTTAATGCCGCAGCTCCGTCACTGTTTGAATTTGTCCATCCGTTTACCATCGGGAGAGGTTTCCACTCCTTGTCTGCGCAGGCGCAAGTTGCAGCTTGTGTCCAATCGGTACTCCAGACCCTACTCCAAACCCTGCGCATGTAGATGTTTTGACCAGTAAAGCCAAACGCAACCACATTTTTCCTTAACCCATCAGACAGAATAACATAGAAATATTCGCATAGTGTCGGTGGGCGGTCTTCAGCGTTATAAAGAGGGGACTGATTATCTCCAAACGCGATCACGGTACCGCCATCACTCACAGCATTAACCATTTCCAGTACGGTTGTGTAATTCTGGTAATCTCTTTTAGAATCCAAAACCGTTCTGGATTTGTCCGCCTTATTTGACATTTGCGTTGATATAGCATCAAACTGACCAGCATAGGACTGCGTTAAAAATTGCAGATTTTCTCCATCAACGACCGCAACCACCTGCGTTCCCTGCGCAAATGCACCAGCGGGCAGAGCCGTCCCTTCAAGCGTGACCGGGTTCTTACCCAGTCCATTGACGGAGATTGTATCACCCGCAGCCCATCCTGCTGTCGCAGTAAACCGCATAATCGCGCCCTCACCGGTCAGAGTGTGGGCTGTTCCACTTTTGGCATGTACATAGGTGTTCAGGATACCGCTGGATCTTGCAGCATCCATCTCCGCACACAGGCCACCGATGTCCTGATTGTATTTCTCGTTCCAGTCTGGGGTTCCCTTTATCAACGGGCTAAATTCCATATCGTTTCAATCTCCTTTCAGACGTTCAGCAATAATTTGATGTACAGGCTTTCCGCATTCTCAAAGGTCAGCGTATAGATGCGGTCGCTGATCTTATGCAGTGTGGGGTTTCCCAGTCGCGTAAGCTCCCGGATGGTATACACTGTCAGGGTATCGGCATCCGGATAACTCTGGCGGCAGGGGCATTGTACCAGCTCGGAGCCGCCCGCCGGGCCATCCCCCGCCCCGCCCGCGCCTGCGGTATACTCCCCCATGAGCAGCAGCACGTCCGGATAATCGCCCAGATCATGCCGGATTGTAACGAGCGGCCAGTCCGGGACGCTCGCCGCCAGATAATCCGCAAGCGGGACACCGTCCGGCATCAGCACCTGTCCAGCTGTGGTCAGCGGCGCATAGGGCACATCCCTGCCATCCTTACGCTCCCGCAGGACAAACGGGATCAGCCCTGTCCTATCTGCCATCTGCCGCCACCGCCTTACGACACATCGGGCGTGGAGGTGTCAAACCACCAGTCCCCCTCCTGTGCATCCTCCGGGGCGGTGTCGCCGACCGTAATCTTCGCCCGGCCCCTTACCTCATCCATGACCGCCTTAACCGCTTTTGGCGTCGCCGCCGTCGTCTCATCCTCACTGTCGGTGGCGCTGCTCAGCTGCACAATGCCCTTGTCTGTCAGTGTGGCGTCGGGTATCTCCAGATCGTCCCATGTGATGGTAACCGCCCCGGTTTTGCCGTTGACCGAAATCACCGCGCCCCGTGTCGCGCTGTCGATCCAGCCTGCCGGTTCGCCGTCAGCGTCCCAAATCCAGACGGTATCGGTCGATCCAACGACCGCGAAATCTCCGGCATTCGCAGAGGGCAGCGCTTCCCGCAGGGCTTCCGGGGTCGCGTAGTAGCCCTTGTTATGCTCCAGCAGCGACGGGATCAGGGACAGTGGCAGCCGCCCTTCCTCATCCAGCCCCGCGTAGCCGCCGGCTTTGTTTTTGTTGGCTGCATCCTCCTTTGCTTCAAAGGCCGCGATCTGACCGTCCGTCAAAAACCGGTGCTGCGGGTCGGTCTCGACCTGTGCCGCCACCGTTTTGGGATAACGATCCTCCCATTTTCCGTTCACAAATACTTTCTGCGTGTAGTTCTGCGCCATACTTTCATTCCTCCTGCTTTAAACTTTACAGCGCGCCCCAGATTACAGAGGTATCCCCGGGCGGGCCTGCGCTGAATACCATGTTTTTGACCGCAATTACGTCTGCTGGGACGGCGGGAGCACTTCCCCCTTCACCACACAGCAGCCGGAGATATACGGCTTCGAGTTCGTTGCCCTGATACAGAACCACATATTCGGTATGGCTGAGTTGCCGCAACTCCTTGTTGATCCCCGGCCTTGCCGCATCCTTTGTGGTGTAGACGGCCAGCCTGTTTTTGTCGAGACATTCCGCTTTTGCCGGTATCTGCATCAGGCTGGTTCCGCCCGCCGGACCGCTGCCCGCTTCACCCATGCCCGCGCCGTATTGATAGGCAAACGCCAGCACCTGCGGATAAGTCCCCAACCGGTGATCCAAAGTGACCAGCTCGGTCTCCGGATGATCCTCCCGGTTATGTTCCCGGATCACCTGCTTCAGTTCCGCTTCCAGCTCTTCGCGGGTCACATTGTCCACCGACGCGTCCACGACAAACTGCACCGCATCCACATTCGTAAACAGCACATGCAGCCAGAGGGTCAGCTTGGACGCGATCCCGTCCAGGATCAGGGCCTTGGCGGTATCCGGGAAGTTACTGACCACAATCAGGTTCCCCGAATCATCCAACAACCCGACCTCCCGGACAGTAAATCCGCCCACCGTCCCGTCCAGCACGATCTTGACGTCCACCATGTTTGGTGACACGGCGTTGACCTTCTTTTCGGCGATCTCCCCGCGCCACACCTCGTTTTTGATTTCGGTCATGTCGGGTGTGGGGATGTAATAGCTTCCGCCGCCATCCCCGACCACCGCAGTGGTGATGTTGATTTTCGGTCCGTCCAGCGTGTAACCAGCTAGCTTTTGGTTCCCCAGATCGGTGACCATGGTTTTATATTTCCGCTCATCGGTCGTAATGACCACATTCCCGTCTATGTCCGCCATTATGCATCCATCCTTTCCTCGGGGTATAGTTCTACCGTCTGCTGCACAGAGACAAACCCGTCACTTCCGGCCCCGACGGCCAGCTCTGCCTGCTCGGCCAGGGCGGGCCAGATTTCCACCGTCTGCGCAGCCACTGCCGCAACCCCGATCTGATTATTTCCGGCCTCGGCCAGCTCGACCGATACCGGCAGCTCCGGCCAGACCTCCACCGTATGAGCCGCGGTAACGTATGCTCCGGTATGGTTCGTCCCGGAAACCTCTCCCTCAAGGGAGATTCCCTCCAGATGGGAACGCAGATTTTTGTAGTACCAGATCCGGCTCAAAACCCGCCGCTGCCGGTCCTCTGAAACGCCGTCCTGCACCGGCAGGAATAGCCGGAAACAGTAGGGAGACCCGCCATATTCAAACCATTCCTCCACCCAGGCCCCGGGAAAGATGTCCCCCAGAACCGTCTCCACCGCGTATTTCGTCCCCAGCGTCCGATGGACGTTCCAGTTGTCCCGCAGCACCCGACGCTTTTCCTCGAGGGAATATTCGCTGTCCCACCAGTCCACCTTGAAGTCGTATGCCAGGATATCGAGCAGCTTTTCATCCAGCCGGAATACATCCGGATAGATTCGCAGCCGGTCGATCTCCTCCGGCCGCTGTGACAGTATTCCGGCCATGGCGTCGGCCAGCGCAACGACCGACCTGTCCAGCCGCAGGGCGACCGGCAGGGTCTCCAGCAGATTTTCCCGCGTCAGTCCCCGGCTACTCATCCTCACAGCCTCCGTTCAGGACGGACACCCGCTGCACCTGCCCGACCTGCGGGACGGTCATGGTGATCTCGTATTCCTGTGTTCCCAGCGTCATCCGGCCATCCCGCAGCGGCTGAAAGGATGGGGCGCGTAGGTCCACCCGCTTGATCCCGGCCTGCATCAGCAACTGATAAAGCTTGGACGGGTTGATGTCCCGCCCGAGCTTCGCGCTCTGCCATTCGATGTAATCCTGCACCGCCTGTTCCACCAACCCTTGAAGCTCGGCGGAACTGACGGGAGAATCCGCGTGGCTGTACCAGGTCAGGTCGATTTCATAGGGCACGATCTCTGGATCGCCCATCCGCACATGGTCGGTGAACGGCCGCACCCGGTCGGCGCTGCATCGCTCGTATACCGCCTTCTTGATCTCCTCCCCGGCCGGTCTCCCGCCCTTCATCAGGACGTAGAGGTAAACCTCCCCCGGCGACGGGGAATTCGGGACCACGTCCGCGATCCCGGTGGATACCTGCATGGCGTGATAGGCATAGCTCCCGGTGCTACCCGCGGTACTCCATCCGTCCTGGCTCAGCCGCAGCAGGTGGTAGTATTCCTCGTCGGTTGCGGCGTCTGCCCCGCCCTCCGATTCGGTGACATTGCGGCAGACGGTGCAGTAACTGTACAAATCCACAATCGTGTCGATCTGTCCAGGGAGATACCCGTTTCCTGCTGTCCCCGGCGTCTGGCAGACCACCTCAACGTCCACGGACGTTTTCCCGACCGGAATCAGGGCATCTTCTTCTGTCTCCCAAACCAGCGCCCCGCCCGCGTCCGACACCCGCGTCCCCTTGGGAATCAGGATTGGGAACGGCTGCCCTTGGGAGATTTCAAACCGCACACGACATCGGGCGGATTTTGCGCCCGGCCGTTCGTGCTCCAGGAACAGCTCCCCCAGCGCATCAAGGTTTTCCCCCTCCGCCCAGCTCGGAATATTCTGGTTGCCGGTGTAGTTGTTGAGCGCCCGTTCCTGTAGGATCGCCGCCGTATGCCAGCGCAGGAACAGCATCTCAGGGCTGGCCGGTTGGACGGTCATGCCGGTCAGCTTCTCATACGCCGCGAGCGCCTGCGACAGGAGCGCCTGCGCATCCATCGGTACAAACTCATATTCCGGATTCCTGCTCATCGTTAATCTCCACCTCCACTGTTGGGATCAGTTTCCCCGGGTCGGACGGGTCCTCCACAAACTCCACATTCAGGACGGTGACCCGGGGCTCCCACTCCTCAACCGCTTCCCGGATGTCTGAAATCATCATGACCTTTGCAACCGGGATCGGGCGGTCCAGGATACTGGCCGCAATCCCGAAATCCCGGTAGAGCGGCACCGACCCTCTGGGGGTGGACAGCAGCACTGCGATATTTTGCAGGATCGAGGACAGCGTGTCCCTCTCCTGAAACCGGATGTTCCGAAGATCGGTCGCGCTCACAAGATAACTCATCTTTTCACCGCCTCGCATATTCCTGTAGGTTGACGGATACCACAACCACCGACAGGTTCCCGCGCCGGTCGAATGTTTTTGCTTTGACGCTGTGACCGGTAATCACCCAACGGTAGGTCCCATACGCCTTGCTGCCGATGGTCAGCGGCAGGGTTCTGCCCTCGCTCTCATACTTGGCGATTTTGGAGATCTCCCGCGCAGGGGACGCGCCTAACTGGGTAGATAAAGTCATGTCGAAGGAGATCTTGTCCGGGTCCACACCGGTAAACTCCAACAGTCCCCGGCCCAGATGCCGCTGGTGGGCCGCATACCGGGCGGACCCCGACCATTGGAAGTTGTCCAGCGTGCGCACCACTGAGGACGACACGGTAAACGCGATGTCCCCCAGACAGCCGATCATTGCCATGGCTGATACGCCCCCAATACGAAGCCGTGCGCGTTCTCGACCGGCAGGAACAGCGTGACCACCTTATCCCCCACGTTTGGCAGCCATGGCTTGACGATTAGATCGTGCTTGTGCTTCTCAAATTTCGCCGCCCCTTCGCCGTCCGGCCCTTCATACTCGGTCCGCTGCGGCTCGCCATCATAATCCGGGATGTGTGGGTGCGAGTCGAGTACAGCCAGCCAATCGGAGCTCATCTCGTCGCTGCTCTCAAACAGCACACGGGCGGTACGGTTGCCCGGATTCACCGCCGCAACAACGCCCACACGCACCAGATTTTGCAGGACGTTTGTCTCATCCATCAGTATCCCTCCAATACGCTCCGCAGCCGGATCCTGGTTGTGTAGCCTGACCCATCCACCGTATGTACCGCCTGGCTGATGATGTATTTGCAGTCCCAGCCGCCGAACCCCCGAAGCCGCACCGTAACGCCCGCCACCAGCGCGGGATTGCCGACCATCGTAAAGCTGGCGGTCTTGGCGAATTTGTTGTGCAGCCGCAGCATCTTTTCCGCCAGCATTTTCGCCTCCCCCGGGCTGGCCACCCGCGCGGCAACCTCCAGCTGCTGCCCATTTTTGACCTTGTCATCAGTGGCAATCCCGGTGATGCACTGGCCCTTTGCGGGATTCTCGTACCGCACCCGGCAGGATGCATACTGCGTATCCGCCGTACCCGTCCCGATCTGATACCGGGTATAGGACCCGTCCCCGCGCCGGATGGTCAGAATCTCGTTCTTGGCTTCATATTCCGCCTGATCGAAGAGCACGAGAATCTTGTTGGTTGCCTTGAGGGAGATGCCCGCTTCATGGCAGAGCCTGCGCAGCAGGGCAATATCGCTTGTCCTGATCTGCTCCACCCGGGCATAATACGGATTGACAGACGATTCGTACATACAGATCATCCCGCTGTTTGCGGCCATCTCATTGGCAATTCCGGACAGAGTGTACCCTTCCCACGCCTTTGACTTTTTTGTCTGGCGGATTGCGGCGTGGAAGGGCAGCGAGGTCGCCTTGATGGTGATCTGGTTCGGTGGGCCGGACGCGTCCACCGAATCCAGTTCGAACGTCCCGAACGGCAGCAGGACGTCCTTGCCGTTGCTGTGCTGGTTCTCCCGCAGAAGCACCGCTTCGATTGACAGCTTTTCCGCCGCTGCCGCCTCGATCGCGTCCATCAGCCACTGTTCGGTCCATATCCGTCCCCGGTCCTGGAGGGTAATCTGAAGATCGTCGGTCTCGTCCTCCTCGTTGTCGGTATAGGAGACCGACAGCAGATACGGTCGAATAGACTTGGTGATGTCCACCCCGTCAAAGGCAATCTCCGCCACCGTCCGGCGGGCCATATTCCGATTGCTCATTGCTGCCTCCCTTTCTTTTTATTGTGTAAAATTATGTATTTTAATCTTGACAAAATGTGTAATATTGTGTATAATATAATTGTCAGGAGGGAAACTATGAACCCACGAAAAGAAACGATCCGGCTTCTGGAAGCACACGGGTTTCTCCTCGCCCGGCATGGAGGAAATCACGATATCTACTTCCATCCCGAAACCAGGCTTACGATCCCTGTGAAGCGACACGATTTTGACGAGGACGACATGAGATACATCCTCAAGGAAGCGAAGATCGACAAAAACCAGATGGGAAAGCGGAAGGGAAAGAAATGACCCTTCCCCTTTTCCGAGCCAACAAGGAGGCATATGATGCATTACACCTATACTGCGGTCATTACGCCCGGAGAGGGCAAGTACTATGCCTGCGTACCCGACATTCCCGGCTGCATCACCACCGGCCGGGACATTGAGGACGCGGTCAGCCAGATCACCGATGCTTTGAGCGGGTGTCTGGTGGTGTGGGAGGATCAGAACCTTCCCATCCCATCGGCTACTCCGCAGCCTGGGGTTTCCCACGGCCAGGACGATATTCTGACGCTGGTCAGCGTTGATACGATTGCCTACCGGGCACAGACCGACACCCGCGCGGTGCGAAAAAATGTATCCATCCCCGCATGGATGGCCGCTATGGCTGAGCGGAAGGGGATCAACTGTTCTAAAGTCCTACAGGACGCCCTCATCCAGCAGTTCTCCTGACAACCCGCCCCGTAAACCCGGGGCGGGTTCATTTTTTCTGTTTCCAAGGCGGAAGTCCGCCGCTTGCCCGCTGCGGGATATCCGGAATCACAAGCCTTACTCCTGCCGGAAAGATGTAAGCCCCCAGCAGAGTATGCCTCATGTTGGCGCGCATCAGCAGCCCGGTATGATCGGTGCTGCCCATCTGGTCCTGCGCGATGCTGTCCCACATGTCTCCCTGAGTTGTCACATAGTATTTCATGCCATCCGCCGCCTTTCCCGATCCGCCAGCATACCCGACACGACATCCTGTACCCGCTGGGCAAAATCGTCCCCGAATTCCTGCAATGACGCCACCGTTTCGGGCGTCGCGTTCCCCTGAATGTTGAAGGAAACCTGGATACTCACCGGAGAGTTGTCTGCGCCGCCAACCGGCGCAACCAGTGCGGAGAGGGCGGGCTGTGCCCGCATGGACGCGGTCTGTCCCGCATCCATGACCTTTTCCCCACCGTTGAACCAGACCAGCTCCGGCCCCTCCTCGCCGACCAGTGCAAAGCCAGGTTCGGCGCTCTGGGTGCCGGATGCGTAGGCATTTTGCGGAGCAACTGACACACTGCCCCCGCCGCCGGAAAGCGCGGCAGCGGCAGCGGAACCCAGCCGCCCGTACGCTTCCCGCACCTGCGGCAGCATCCCTTCCGCCGCGTCCAGATACCCCTGAATGGTCGCCTGCCCGCTTTTGAGGGCTTCGTCCCCCAGATCCATGGCGGAGATCTGCTCCGTCAGACGATTCTGGATTGCGTCCATCTCGCTGCTGAATCCGGTTTGCAGGTCCGCGATACTCTGCGCTGCTTCCGACTGTGCATCCTGAAGCGCCTGCCACTGCTCCGCCATTTCCACCAATGTATCGGTATCGCCCGCATTGACCGCATCTGCCAGCCCCGCAATCGCGTTGACACTGTCGGCGCTCCCGTCCGCAAAGCTGGCCAGCATCGCTCCCAGCCCTTCAATCTCCGAAGTCTTGTCCAGGAGCAGGTCCATGTTGGCCGCATAATCTTCCCAATATTGCCGCTGTCCCTCAATGTTGGAGGCCATGTTGGCCGCGCTGGTCGCGGATACAGCGGCGGATTTGTCCCAGACCGCATACTGTCCCTCTACCGATTCCAGCGCCGCGGCATAGGATTCGTTGTAGGCGTCCACCAGCAGCTGCACATGGCTGGCTGTATTGTCGATCACGCCGGTCAGGAGGTTGATCTGGCCTGCCGCCTCCTGCGACACTCCGGCCTGCTCGGCCAGAACCGCGTTGTAATCCCGGAGCGCATCCTGTGCGGACAGCGCTGCGGTCTCCCCCTGCTCAATCGCGATATTCAGATTTTTCAGGGTATTTTGGGTCTGTTTCTGTTCGAGCTTCAGCTCTTTCAGGCGTTCCGCCTGCTCATAATATTCCGCTGTCAGGTCTGTCCCGTTGCGGCTCGCTTCCCACGAAAGCTCTTTCAGCCGCTCTTCCAGCGGCTCCCGCTGTTTCTCGATCTCCGTGAGCCGGATTTCCGCAGCGGTCCGGTCCAGCTTGTTTTTAGCCAGCTCTTGTTCTGCCGCCGCCTGCTTGGACAGCAGGTCGGTCAGCTTATCTGCCCGGGCCTGCTCCTCCGCGTTTTTCTGCATGGCTGCGATCGACGCTTCCAGTGCGGCGGTGCCGCCCTCGATCGAGTTGGTGGTCAGGTCGATCTGGCCGGCCAGCTCGGGCATGACCTGTGTCAGCAGGGTCAGCGTGTTTCGGTAATCCTCATTTCCGGCCACATTGCCGCCCGTCGCGGCTTCGATCTCCTTCAGCCGGGAAATATACAGATTGGCGGTGTCGATGCCCGCCTGTGTTTCGGTGGCAACCAGCCCGATCGAAAGGCCCGCCTGCTGTGCCGCCTCGCCCAGATCGCTCGCCGCCCGGGTCAGTTCCTCTACCTCCGGTACGCCTTCATGCGCCCGCTGGTACATCCCGTAGATCGCCCCGCCCAGAGCGCCGACCGCAGCGCCTACCCCGAGGATAATACCTGCGGGGCCGGTGAACATCGCCGCAAGATCGAGCGCCTTAGCCACCTTGGTAACAGCCGTATAGGCGGTTATCCCGGCGGTCAGGGCAGCGACCGAACCGACCACGCCGGTGACCGCGCCCACCACGCCCGGAGAATCCTGCACAAACTGGTCTGCCCCAGCGAACACCTCGGTCCCAACCTTGTACAGATCTCGCATAGCCGGGGTGAACTGCTCCCCGACCGAGGTTTTCAGCGCGTCCCATGCGGACTTCATCAGGACCAGCTGTCCATTCATGTTGTCCAGCTTGATTTCAGCCATCCGCTGCGCGGCCCCGGCGCTGCCGTAGATGCTCTGGGTCAGGCTGTCCACGTCCGCCTGACTGGCGTTGATGATTGCCAGCATCCCGGACATGGCCTCCTTGCCAAAGATGGTGCTTGCCGCCGCTGTCTGCTCCGCCTCGCTCAGCTCCGAGAAGGAGGAGCGCAGGCTGTCGGTCAGCTGTGCCAACGACTTCATGGTCCCGTCCGCGTTGGTCATCGAGATGCCAAGCCGCTCCATCTCCCCGGCCTGCTTTTTGGTCGGGGCGGACAGGTTTGCCAGCGCTGTTTTTAAGGTGGTACCCGCCTGGCTGCCCTTGATGCCGCTGTTGGCCATGAGACCCAGCGCCACCGCCGCGTCCTGTGCCGAATATCCCAACGTCCCACACAAGGGGGCCGCGTACTTGAACGATTCCCCCAGCATCGAGACGTTGGTGTTGGATTTGGTGGCAGCCGCAGCCAAAATATCCACGAAGCGGTTGGTATCCTGCGCGGTCATCCCGAAGGCGGTGAGGGCGTCGGTCACGATGTCGGACACCGTCCCGAGCTCTTCTCCCGAAGCCGCCGCCAGCTGCATGACCCCATTAAGGCCGGCTGTCATGGATGCGGCGTCCCATCCGGCCATGCTCATATACTGCATGGCTTCGGATGCTTCCTGTGCGGTGAATTTCGTAGCCGCGCCCATCTCCTTGGCTTTTGCGGTCAGAGACTCCATCTCGTTGGCGGTCGCTCCGGAAAGCGCCTCCACTGTGGACATGGAGGACTGAAAATCCCCGGCGATGGTGATGCAGTCCATGTATGCGCCGCCGATTTCGTGCAGCGCGGCGGCGACCCCGGCGGCTGCAATAGCGCTCTGCACCGCCCCGAACGACTGGGCGGTCTTTTCCCCGAAGGTCAGCGCGCCCTTGGCTGCTTGCTCCTGTTGGGCGGTCAGCTCCGCAAGCTGGGCGGACAGCCTGGTCTGCGCTTCCCCCAGATCATCTGTACTGATCTCCGCGCCTTTGAGCGCTTCAGCGGTCGCGCCCAGCTTCTGTTTCTGCCGGGTCAGGGCGTCCTCGGCGTTTTTGATCCGCTGTTCCAGCTTGAGCTTTTCCCGGCTGAGGGATGCGGTGGACCCAGTGGTTTCGTCGATCTCGGTTTGCAGCAGCGCGTACTGCTTTTTCAGGTTGACCAGCTTGTCCTCGGTCGCGGCAATCGCGCCCTGCTGCTTCTGGTACGCCGCAACATTGGACTGGGCCTTGTGCAGCTCCGCAATCTCGCCGCCCAGCTTTGCAAACTCGGCCTGCGCCTTGGTGAACGTGCCGTGAAAGCCGCTGTTCATCTGGGCATTCAGGATAAAATCAATCTCGTTAAGCTTTCTGCCCACCATCAGCCGGTTTCCCTCCGCTCTGCTATTACAGCGTTATTCGCCTCGATCCACTTCCCCAGCTCCCACAGGGGGCAGTCCAGCCACCTGAAAACATCTGTGTGGTTATTCTGCGCCAGCACCAGGCATTCCCGCCGGAGGTTCAGGATACCCCCGACGCGATTAAGAAAAAACGCGCCTGGCTGCAAATTTTTAAAAAGTCCGCGATGGGCAGCGCCTCCAGCATCCCGGCACTGATCCGCTGGCCAACCTGCCCGCGTCAGGTGCACGCCCGTACAGCCATCCCCGCCAGATAATCCTCCGACCAGAGCGCGTTGACCAGCGTTTTCTGCTTTTTCGCCAGCTCGGTCTCGATGGCAAGGCTGTCCTGGCCGGTGAGGATGGTCCAGTCAAACTCGAGCACCTCGAAGGTCGTCCCCTCATAACTGAGCGGCTTTGTAAGAGGGTGCTTATAGGTCTCGAAGTTAATTCCGGCATCCTTCATCTCCTGCGCGATTTTGGACACCCTCGCCGCCTGGTCCACCGCCTTTTGTACGCTGGCGATCGCGCCCTGAAACTTCGGTTTGGTTTCTGGAGTCATTGAAATCTCTCCTTTAAAAAATATGTGTTGATACGTGTTTTTTCTATTGACACACGTGCTTGCACGTGCTATAATAGAATCAGGAGGTGAGGAAAGATGAAACGCAAGGACATCGACAAGGCGTTGAAAAAAGCCGGCTGGATCATCTCCCACGGCGGCAGTCACGACCTTGCCACCCACCCCCAGAAGCCGGGGATCAAGATTGCGATCCCCCGACATAAAGAAGTCCCTGAATTTACAGCACGGGGAATTCTGGAGGATGCAGGGCTGAAATAAGCCCTGCACCTCTTCTCAAAAATTTTTAGGAGGTGTATCTCGTGAAATACGCATATCCTGCAATTTTCACCCCGATTGAAGATGGAATGTTTGACGTAAAGGTTCCCGATCTTCCCGGATGTCGTACTTTCGGTACAAATCTGGCCGATGCGGTCTTTATGGCCGAGGATGCTGCATCCATGTGGCTATGGGATGCCGAGAACAAGAAGGAACCTATTCCCGCCGCTACAGAAGTCCCTCAGGTGGAAAGCCCGCAGTTTGTCAGTATTGTTGCAGCGGATACGGACGAATACCGTCGAAGGAATGATTCCCGCGCCGTTAAAAAAACCCTTACGCTGCCCAGTTGGCTGAACGCCCGGGCGGAACAGGCGGGCGTCAACTTCTCGCAGGTCTTGCAGGAAGCCCTGAAAGAACGTCTCGGCGTCCAATAACCCCTTTACAGCCTCCCTTGCCGGGGAGGCTGTTTTTTATGCCTTGCCCAGCGCCCGGCGCACATCCGCCATGTAATCAACGTCCCCGATGATACACCGCATGTTGCGTTTGTCGATCTCCCACAGCCGCTTTCCCTTGCGGTATGCGGCATAGTAATAGACCTCAAACTCCCCGGACACATCTGCGGCCGACATGGGCGCGACCGTCCCCGGCGCGATGCTCTTGGTCTGTACCAGCATGACGTATTTTTCCGCCCACATACCCGACTCCGCCTTCTCGACCTCCCAGAACTCCTCTGCTACCCGCAGGTCGAGCAGATGCTGTCTAGGGGCCGCAAGGCTCGCGGCGGCCTGCGTCACGGTCAGGAAGTTGATGGTCGCGCTCATGGCGTCCACCATGCCGATCAGGGGCACGTTCATATTGCCCATCATCCCCGCGCCGCTGATGGACACGGTCGGATAGGCGATGGTGGGCAGCTGTACCTTGGCAACCCCCAACAGGTTCACACTGTCCTCATAGACTTCCAGATTGATATAGGCTGCTGCCTGCTGACTCATTTACCGTCCCTCCTTATTCGGATAGTGCGGCCTGCACATAGTCCGGGTCATATTCCAGCGTGAAGTCGATCTCCTGCGCCGGGCTGGGCGGCGTGATGTAGATATGGATCCGCAGGATCCCCGCCATGAGATCCAGCAGCGGGTTTTCCTCCGCGAGCATCTCCGCCCGCGCTCCAAGCAGCCGTTCCGCGCTGACCAGCCCTGCCAGCCAGAGGTTGCAGGTATCCAGGATGCTGTCAATCAGCCTCCGGGTCATGGGCTTATCCAGCTTGGACCAGAAGGTTCGGATGAGGGTATTGCCCACCCAGTCGAACACCCGGGAAACCGGGATGAAATAATCCTTGACGTCGGTGTTCGCGGGGTAGCAGCCCACATAGTTGCCCTTGGCCACCCAGCCCATACTCATGAAGTTGAGAGCGGTCACGATCCCGTAGCTTCCGGCAATCAGCTGCACCTGTTCCCAGGTCAGGTTGATTTCGGTCCCGTCCGCCAGGCAGCAGCCGTCGATCTTGAGCGCCTTGTTGGAGGGCGACTCATACGGGCACCCGGCGTTCTCGGTGTCCACCTTGGCCATTAGGCCCGCCATCTGGGTGGACAGATGGAACCGGTAATCTCCCAGCTTGACCAT